CACGACGACCTGGGCTACCAGCACGACCAACTGAACCTACAGAGAATTGTGGGAAATTGTAGTGGTGGATGAATCGTTTACCTTCTTCAATTCCTAAACCATCAATGACTTGATATTCACCTAAAGGTGCTAATGTAGCTGAAGTTAATGCTTGAGTTTGTCCACGAGTAAATAAACCTGAACCGTGAACACGTGGTAATAAGTCAATTTCTGAAGACAATGGACGAATTTCGTCAATTTTACGACCATCAGGACGTACTTTTTCTTCTGTAATTAAACGACGTACTTCGTCTTTTTCAAGATTATCCACTAATTGAGAAACTTGTTTTAATAAACCTGCTTTTTCATCATTTTCTTCTAAAACAGCTTCAAAATGTTCTAAGGCAGTTTCTTTAACTTTTTCAATATTTTCTTCACGAGCTAATTTTTCTTCTGTTTGGATTGCATTAATCATTGCTTGACTGAATAAGTCTTTCACTTGTTTTTCGATTTCTGAATCAAATGATAGCAATGTTACTTCCATTTTTTCTTTTCCAATTTCTTGAACGATTTGTTGTTGGAAAGCTACTAATTTTTTAATTTCTTCGTGACCGAATAATAATGCACCAAGCATATCTTCTTCGTTCACTTCTTTAGCAGAACTTTCTACCATGTTAATCGCAGTTGCAGTACCCGCTACAGATAATTCGATATCTGATAATTCAGCTTGTTCAGTTGTAGGGTTAATCACGTATTCTCCGTTTACACGACCAACATCTACCCCAGCAATTGGACCATCAAATGGAATATCTGAAATACATAATGCTAAACTTGAACCAAACATTGCTGCCATTTCTGGTGGACAGTTTGGATCTACAGACATTACAGTATTTGTAATTTGAACTTCATTACGGAAACCTTCCGCAAACATTGGACGAATTGGACGGTCAATTAAACGAGCTGTTAATGTCGCATGTTCACTTGGACGTCCTTCACGTTTAATAAATCCTCCAGGAATTTTACCTGCTGCATACATTTTTTCTTCATAGTTCACTGTTAATGGGAAGAAATCTGTATCCTTTGCTTGTTTTGTACCAACGGCTGCTGTTAATACCACTGTATCTCCATAACGAACTAAGACAGCACCATTTGCTTGTTTTGCTAATTGGCCGATTTCAACTTGTAACAGTCTTCCGCCCCATTCATAGCTATATACTTTTTTTTCTGACATATCGATTCTCCTTTTCTTCTTTTTAAGAGTATCTTTTAAACCTACTTTTAGAAATATAAACAGACGAAAAACTCACCTTCTTATATTTCTAAAGTAAGCACGCTAAAAAGAATACTCCTTGATTGTCATACGCAATAATTCTACCATAAACGATACTGAATAACTATTTTTTTGAGTAAACTTTAGCATTTTTTGAAAAAAATCCTAAAAACAATTGCATTTTAACTTCAAAGTGCTATACTAAAAACGTAATCAATGCCTCCTTAGCTCAGTTGGTAGAGCAGTAGACTCTTAATCTATGGGTCACAGGTTCGAGCCCTGTAGGGGGCAGTTTTTATTATTTCCTAGTGTTTCCTCAAATTGTAAAACGTTGTCAAATCAACGTTTCTAACGTTCCTAGCACTTCGTAAAGTTGCTATTTTTTTGGAACATTTTTGGAACAAATTTGGAACAAAAAAGGTGCTATTTTTAGTAGCACCTTTTGTTTTTTTCTTCCTATTAAAATATAAATAATTACAAAAAAATAACCCTATCCGCAATTGCAGATAGGGTTTAGTCAAGTTTATAAACACATTATTTAATTAAAAGTGGATTGTGCCGTTTTCATCCACTGTAATATTGGCTTTTTCTAAACGTTCGCCATTTTCATTGAAGTAGTACCATGCTCCGTCAATATTACGGCATTCACGAGAGACCATATCTCCATCATTGGCTTTTAAATAGTAGACTTTATCTTTATATTGAAGCCATCCCTCTACCATTTCGCCATCTGAATTGAAGAAGTACCACTTATCATTGATTAATTGCCAACCTGTAACCATCGCTCCATCTGGATGCAACCAATACCATTTGTTATTGGTATCACTCTTAAACCAATCATTACAGATAATATATCCGCTACTATCAAAACGATACCACTTATCTTCTACTTGTTTCCAATCATTTTTTACAAGTCCATTTTCATCTCGATACTGCCATCCGTCGATTGATTTTATCCAACCAGTTTCTTGTGCTGTATCGTTATCAAGCATTTCTTGTACTGTACTGCCTAATGATTGGTAATACTTGATTTTTTCAATAACATAATCACGTAAACTATCGTTATCTCCTCCATGCAATTCTAATGATCGAGCTGGACAAGAAGTTGAAGAAAACTCGTTGTGAAATTTTATATTGTCGTAATTTGGAGTATCTTCGTAAAATGTCATATCTTCAGCCATTTGCATTAGCACCATATTCTCATTTTCGATAAATTCTTCATCACTCGTACTAAATTGTTGGCAAACTTCATAACTTAATGAATACAAGTTAGCAGCAGGATGAGCAGCACTCCATGTTCCATTAAAAGTATTTTCAACTCTTGCAATACTGTATCTATCAATATAATAATGGGCAAAACCTAAATCAGCTTTACCATTATTGTATCTATCTTCTAACCATGAGATGTAGCTTTCTGCACTCATGCTTCCAGCATCATTATGCAAAATATAGTATTTTGGAGCGTAACTTGGTCTAGCTCCAGCAATTCCATTAAAAATGTTGTGATTAATAATATTTACCATTTCTTTTCCTCCTAAAATTAAAATAGAGGCAGTTGCACCTTATGCATCTCTGCCTCTTTTGTTGATTAGTGGAGTGTGTCCATTCTAATCTAATCCTATTAAAATTACGGTAAAACTGTAGGCCATTCGTCGTCCGTTAAGTATGAAATGGCGCTTACTCGTATATCTCCTATATCTTTATCGGTTGGAATATCTTCATTAAAAGTCATTTGGATATAATTTGAGTCACTTTTACCTCCTAAGTACCAAATACCGTATGGCTTTCCAGCATCACTGTATATCCCTCCAATTAATGAACTTTCACTTCTAAACCCCTCTGGAATGGCACCAGGATTAAGGACTTTAACCCCTTTATTACCTGTACTATTATGTCGAGCAAAACCTTTACCGTTTCTGCGAATAATACCAAACCAACCCCATTGAAGACCTCCAAAATTATAAGTGACAAGGTTATTAACTCTACGAATTTTAATAAATGAACTTTTATCACCGATTATTAATTTTGAAACTGAATTTAACGTTCTCCAACCTGTGTCGCCAATTAGCACTTTCCAGCCTGTATTGCCATTACCGGATTCTTTTATCCATTTCAATGCACCATTTGTCACTGACATATCGACATAAGTAGTTCCGATTGGAGCAGTTACACTACCATTTGGCATCCCTGTTCCATGAATCTCATAAGCAGATTTGCTTTCTAAAACAGAAATTTTAGTCGCTTGTTCGCCTTGCGTACGCAATAAATTGTTAACCGAATCAATAGTAGGCACTTCTGTTTTTTTAGCAAAAATAGAAACATCTACTTCTGGTTTTGCTTCTAAAGCAGATACACGCCCACTTAATGCACTATCGTCATATCCTTGGGGAACAACACTAGGTTTATTTTCAAGTGCTAAAACTCGACTTTCTACTGCTTCTACTTTCGAGTTAGTAACGTAATCAGATAAGTCTGTTTTCTTAGCGTAATCCGTTAACGGCTGGTGTTCTTTTAAATAACCTTCATTGTCCAATTCCTCGTGAGTTACTACAGATTTGTTTTCCAATGTGTGCACTTTAGTTTCTAATGCTGAAATTTTATTGGTTACTTCTTCTGGAACACTAGTAAGATAATGTTTATCCTCTAGTTCCTTTCTGGTTACAAAATCGTGGTTGTCAGCTGCTGGTTGACTACCTCTATTCTGCTCCAATTGTTCCACACGCTGTTCGATTTTATCCAAAGCGTCCTTAGTAGCTAAATGTTCCAACGACTGGTGGCTAGTAAGGTAGATATTGCTAAGATTATTAAAACGTGCTTCGACTTGCTGAATACGTTCTTCAATACTAGTTAGTGGTTGGTGTTCAGTTAAATATTTACTAGCATTGCTTTCTAGTGCACTCAATCGACTTTTAACATCGCTATCGTTGTTATCTGGTTTATTTTCTAAAGCCTGTACTCTTTCAGATATTGAAGAAATAGAGTTACGGATCTCGGTATCGTTATAAGTACCACCATTTTTTTCGATAAACCTAAACATGTAATTAAAATAAACATTGTTATTTCAACGTTTTTAATCACTCAACACAAACAGTCAACCAAAAAAACAACCAGTGGACGAAAAAAGGTGCTATTTTTAGTAGCACCTTTTAATTTTGTCTATTTGAATTGTTCTGGATTGTTGATTGTTGCAAATTCAACTTCATCATCTTCTAACATTTCAACTACTTCTGATTCAAGTTGATTGTATGGATAATCTAAAAAGTTTAAAACAATCGCACGTTGTTCAAAATCTGAATATTTTGCTAATGCATCTTTAGTGTTTTGTTTGAAATATTTAATTTCATCATCTACATCAAATTCAATGTATTCAATTTTATTTTCTTTTTTGAATTCTTCACACATTGTTTTATAATCATTTTCTGATAACGTTTCTACCCAATCATCGTAATCCAATTCAGTATTACTTTCATCAAATAAGTTATCGATTGGATAAACTGATTTTAAGTAATCTTCTTCAGTGAAGCAGAATGTAGAAATAATAGAGTACAATTCTTCATAATTATTACACGCTACATAATTATTTACAGTAGTAGTAGAGTTCCATAATCTGTCATTTGATTTTAAGTATTTAAAGTTTAGATATAATTTTTCCATTTTATTTTCCTTCTTCCTTAATGTTTTCTTTTAAAGCAAATTCTGTTAATTTAATAGCGTATTCTAATTTCATGCTATATACACTTGTTATTCCTTTTTTCCAATCGTTTACAGTACTATAACTAATTCCAGTTTCTTTACCAATTTTGTATGCTGTATACTTCTGGAGTACCTCTTCAATTAATTCTACATTTGCTATCATTTTTTATTACCTCCTGGATAGTACAAAAATGCTAAAACTATTACAGTTATTATTAATAATTTCATCTTGAGTTCCCCTTCCAATTCATATATAATCGAGGGGAGGGAAGTTATCCTTCCCCTCTTTTAGAAAAACGTTTATTTACGGTGTTTCCGAGGCACAGGTATTTGACGTTTTTCTTTTTTTGTTACGATGTACCACTCTCTTACTTCTTTTGAAATTGATATTGCAAGTAAGATTGTGATAACTACATCTGTTAACTTGTCGTGCATTTTTTCACCTCCCTTAACTGTCTTTATTATACCACGGTTGACCGTGTAACGCAACCTTTTTTCTTAAAAAAATCAAACTTTTTTGCAAAAAAATAACCCTATCCACAATTGCTGCAGATAGGGTAGTCAAAATTATTTTATTAATTAAAAGTGTATTTTTCCTTCTTCGTCAACGGTAATATTAGCTTTCTCAAGTCGTTCACCGTTCTCGTTGAAATAATACCATTCTCCTTCAATTTGACGACACTCACGACTAATCATGCTGCCATCATTAGGCGCTAGATAGTATATTTTATCTTCATATTTAATGAATCCTTCATACATTCCACCATCAGCATTGAAGTAATACCATTTATTATTGATAAATTGCCAACCAGTCGCCATAGCTCCATCTCCATGCAGCCAATACCATTTATCAGCTCCAAAGAACCATTCTCCAGCCATCATATAGCCTGATTCATCGAAACGATACCATTTCCCTTCGATTTCTTTCCATGAGTTGAAAAGAATACCACTAGTTGTTTGATAGCGCCAACCACTAACAGTTTCAATCCATCGTTCTTCTAGTATAGTAGTATCGTTATCAATCATCTCCTGTACAGTACTTCCTAGAGATTGATAGTAAGTAATCTTTTCAATTACATAATCCCTCAAACTATCGTTATCTCCACCATGTAATGCTAATGATCGTTCTGGACAAGATGTTGCACTGAATTCATTATGGAATTTGATATTGTCGTAATTTGGTGTAGCTCCGTAAAATGTCATATCTTCTGCCATTTGCATAAGAACCATATTTTCGTTTTCAATAAATTCATCATCACTTGTGCTAAATTGTTGAGTAACTTCGTAACTTAATGAATATAAGTTTGCATCTGGATTTGCTGCACTCCATGCACCATTATAAGTTTCTTCTACTCTAACAATTGAATATCTATCAATATAGTAGTGAGCAAATCCTAAATCAGATTTACCATTATCATACCGTTCTTGAAGCCATTCGATATAACCTTCTGCAGTTTTACTTCCTGCATCGTTGTGTAATACGTAATATTTTGGAGCATTAGTTGGTCTAGCTCCAGCAATTCCGTTAAATATATTTTGATTAATAATATTTACCATTTAAATTCCTCCTTTAATTATGGTAATCTTGTAGGCCAATCTTCGTCCGTAACATAGCTAATTGCGCTGACGCGAATATCGCCTATATCTCTGTCTGTTGGTATAGGGTCATTAAAGGAGAATTGAATGTAATTTGAGTCACTCTTACCCCCTAAATACCATATTCCATACGGCTTACCAGCGTCATTATAAATTCCACCAATTAAAGAATTTTCACTTCTAAATCCTTCTGGAATAGAATTGGGAGCAAGCACTTTTGCTCCTCTCTCTCCAGTACTATTGTGACGAGCAAATCCTGGTCCATTTCTGCGAATAATACCAAACCAACCCCATTGCAAACCTCCAAAGTTATAGGTCACAAGATTGTTCACCCTTCTAATTTTAATAAATGAGTTTCCTAATCTAGAAACACTATTCAGAGTTCTCCAACCAGTATCGCCAATAAGAACTTTCCAACCAGTATTACCAGCACCTGATTGTTTTATCCACTTCAAAGCTCCATTCGTTACTTCCACATCTACATAAGTAGTTCCGATTGGTGCTTCAACTTTGCCGTTTGGCATACCTGTTCCGTGAATTTCATAAGCAGATTTACTTTCTAAAGTAGAAATTTTTGTTGCTTGTTCACCTTGAATGCGTACTAAATCATTAACTGAATCAACAGTAGGAACTTCTGATTTTTTAGCAAATTCAGAAATATCTATCTGTGGACGATTTTCTAAATCATTCAAACGTGATTTTAATGCACTATCATCGTAAGCTAAGTTAATTGTATCTGAATCAGTGAATGTAACATTTTTAGACTGCCCATCTACGTAATTGTAAGTTAACGTAACATTGTTGCCTTCTTTGCTAACAGACACTCCTGAAATGAAATTATCTGTTTTACCTTCTAAATTAGATAGTCTACGTTTGATTTCTTCGTCGTTATAAACGGTATCCTTATCCTCTTTCGTTTCTAAAGCTGACACTCGTCTGCTTAACTCACTATCGTTATAAGCTTGTGGGATATCAGTCTTCTTAGCAAATTCACTTGTATCAACAGTTGGTTTAGTCTCTAGTGCATTCAATCGATTGATAACATCTCTATCGTCATATACCGTATTGTTGTCTTTCTTATTCTCTAGAGTCTGTACTCTTTCTTCGATTGAAGTAATAGATTTACGTATTTCCGTATCGTTATAAGTACCACCGTTTTTCTCAATCGTCTTAAACAATTCTTGTAATTCTGCTTTAGTGACAATCTCATTAATTGGGATCAATCGTCTAGTTTCTTTCTCGACAATAGGAGCATTCTTCAATTTATCGATTTCAGAAACTTTTACATTGAAACAGAAACGACAAACATCAGCAGATTGTTCTACCTTTTCAAAGTAAATATATCCACATACAGTTTCATTAGTTGTAATCAAGCTAGTATCGAACTCAATCGTAACTTTATTTCCTTCTACAACACCATGAATTTCTGCGTATCGTTTTGTTTTTTGGAAATAAAATAAGGCTACTACATTGTCAGTAGGTAGCTGCTCCATAGTAAATTCAAAAAATGCATTATGCTTATCGTGAGAATAAAATTCATGATTAATATAATCAATGAAGTCTCTCGAATAGGTAGATATATGTAATTTACGTTTAATAATTTTCTTCATAATGCCTCCTAATACAAATAAAAAAGGATAAGCATAAGCCTATCCTTTTAGTGTTCTAAAAATTGATTGTTTTCAATTCATTCATTCCGTTCACAACAGATTCGATTAGTAAACGTTTAGTATTTTCGTCTACGTGAATTCCATTCGCTTCTAATTCTTTTGTTAAACGTTTGTCTGCTTCTGCTAGTTTCTCTTGACTGGCATTTGCAACATCTTTATAAACTTGTTCGACAGCTTGTACTACTGTTGCAGCAATGCTTTTCATCAATTCGTACTGTTGTAAGTCTGTCTTTGCTTTGATGTGTTCAGCTTTAGTTTCAAGGAACTTTTTCAATTCTTTGAAAGCTAATCCAATTAAAACGACTAAAATACTAGATACTCCTTGAATAAATACTTGTGTTACTTCATTCATAATTTCACTTCTCCTTTAATTGTAATTTAATAAACTGGTTGAATAAATCTTCAATATAGCCATTGCCACCCAAACTTTGATACGATTTAAAAAGTGCAGTAATACGTCTAGTATCATCACTTGTTCTGTATCCTCGTTTAATAATGGCAGTTAAGTCAACTTCCAAACGATACCGTTCAGTTTCTAAAATCCCCCCACCAACAAACCCCACATCTGTCTTCAATTGCTTAACATCTGATTTTAGATTTTTGATATCTTTATTTAAGTCGCTGACTTCATGTTTTAAATTGCTGATATCAGTGTTTAATGCACCAATATCGCTATTGTTTCTCTTGCCTATTTCCGTGATTTCCTCAACAACACTTTGAATATTGTTGATTTTTTGGTTTAACTCGTCCGTTGCTTTCTTGCTAGCGGTTTGAATACGAACTGTTAAATAAGATAGCACCGCTGGGATTAAGGTAGGAATTAAGGCAAGTAGAATAGTCTCACTCAAATCGCATCACATCCTAAATTAAAATGGAGCAGATTGAATGAATCCGCTCCATACAAAAAGGAGAACTAGCCTCTAAAATCCACTAATTCTCCTTGCTCGTTGATTGTTTTACCTGAAAGTTTTAATTGCTCTAAAACTCGTGTTTTAAGTCGTTTTGGAACTTGTTGGTATTCGTATCGTCCCTCCAAGATGTTAATTGCCATCAACATTACTAAGTTTTTCATTTTATCACCTCCTTTACTGAACACTAGTGATAGTGCTAGTTGTGTTTTCGCTAGGAACTCCTGTAGATTGTCCTTGAGGGATGCTTGTTTCCGTGCTTTCATGATGTTCTACCTCCATATTGATATTAGTTGTTGGTGCTGTTACTACTGGTTGTGGTGCTACTGGTTGAGCAGTAGTTTCTGGAACCGTTGATGTTGATTCAGTTGCTACTGGCGCTGTTGGTTGTGGTGTAACTTCTGGAGTTGTTGGTGTTACTGGAGCTACTGTTGGTACTGTCGGTGCTACTGGTGTTGTACTTGGTGCTGTTGGTGCTGCATCAGTTGAATGTTCTTCTTCGTTTTCATGACCTTCTCCAAATACTGCAGCTTTTAAGACTTCAATATCTGTAACAACTTCTGTGACTTGACCTGCTAATTCAAGTAACGCTTTTTGCCCGATTTCTGAATTTTTCTTCGTATGCTCGATTGTTTGTTTTACTTCGTTTTGTAATAACGTTAATTTAGCAATTGCTGATGTAGGATCAAATTCAGTGTTTACGATTTCTACAACTGCATTAATTACAGCTTCGTCGCTTTTATCTGTCCAGTCTCCTGGTAAGCTTCGTCTAATAAATGTATAAGGATATTCTTTCTTAATTGATACATCTGTTTTGTCGATGACAAATACTTTAGCTTCTACTTTATATTCTGTTAATGACATGTTATTGTACCTCTTTCCCTGTTTGTTGATATTGTGCAAGTTCTTGTTCTAGTTCTTGGTTACGTTTATTTGCTGTGTATAGCGCTTCTTGCAAAATTGCTTTCTCTTTTGAAATTAAGCCGATTTCTTGCGCTAAAAAATCTGCTGCTGTTGGTTTATTTTCCATTTTTTAACTTCCCTTCTAAAATTGTAATTTTTTCGTCTAATTCTTGGATTGCTTTTACTAAATAAGGAATAAAGAAGAAAGATGAATAAGATTGTAAATCATCTCTTTCTACTAAATGAGCGTCTGGAATCCACTCTTTCACTTCTTGAGCAATCAAACCTAGTTCTTTATGATATCTGTTGTTATCTTTCGCAAAATCATATTCATAAGTTTTAAGTTTATTAATTCGATCGAGTGCATAGATAGATGTTGGAACAATGTTCTTTTTAAAACGAATATCTGAACCGTTTTCTAGTGCGTGTTTTCCGATATAACTACCTTGATAATAAATCCATCCACCCACAACTAAATCTTTTCCAACTCGAATATCGTTTGTGGTTTCAAAAGATGAAAATTTTGAACCACTAACAGTGTTCTTAATATATTGTGGTAGTACTGTTCCGTTGTAAAATAACTGACCGCCACTTTCAAAATACATTCCACTAGTTACAGATGTTTGCCCATTTAAATACACACTGCCATTACAGTTCATCGAACCAGATTCAGCTACATACCATGAGTTTTCACCAGGTTTTGACCAATTTGAGCCCCAATTTACGAATAAGGCTACCCCTTGAGATCCACCACGTTCTCCATTGCTCATTCCTACTGAATAACTGTTTTTACCAGTAATCCAATGACCTCCCCAAATGCTATGCGCTCCAATCTTGAATCCACCAATCAAACCAGTATATGCACTTAACAAGTCGGTAGATATTTGTTTGGCTGTAATCTTTCTTGAATCTAATACATCGATAAAGGCTTGAACACTTGTTAGTTTTTCGATAAAAGCGTCATCTGCTTTAATCTGACTAGCTTCAATCTTAACTGTACTTAGATAGTTGATGAATGCTTGTTTTGCTGTCAATTTATTGATGAATGCTTCATCGGAAAGTAACTTGTCGAATAACGCTTCATTAACTTTTAGATGCTTAGCTTCGACAGCTTCAGAAACAATATGTTTACTCTCTACTGATGCAGCTTTCAATAGTGCTGCAGTAATGGAATTAGCAGCCATCTTATCAGCTGTAATGGATCCGTTCACTAATAAGTTTCCTGAGACTTCCATTAATTTAGTGATAGCTTTGATTGAGTCTGGATTAGCAACTAACATACTTGATATAGTTTCTCCGTTAACATACTTACCAGAACCTAGTTGAATTCCAGTTGGAGTAATTTGAATATCACTCTTCATTACAGTATTATCAACTAGACTAGTTACAGTTTGACGAATTTGATTTGCTGATTGCTGGATTTCACTTCTAACGTTCGTATTGAAGTACTGCACCATTTGAGCCTTCGCGCTATTCTGGAAACTAGCTCTTAACGAGCTATCTTCATTCGATAAGTCAACTTTTAAGTTTCTGAAATCCTTGAATAGTCCAGAAAGTGGTGATGTAGTTTCTTTCGCTACAACAAAACTTGTTGGACTTCTTCCTTTTTCTAACTGAATATTGGTTACTTCCGTGTTACCAATACAGCCTAAATGGTGAATTTTAATTAATTCCTGTGCACTTCTCGGTGTAAACGTTTGATAGTATCTACCGTTTAATTCTCTTGCTGGATGTTTATTATTTTGGATTGTTACTTGCATAATGTGTTACTCCTTTGCAAACATTTGAATTTTATGAGAACGGTAACGGTTAACATTATTCGTAAAATCAGTAAAATCATTATTATTATAAAACTTAAGAGTTGCTATTGGGTTAGTATCACTTAACTTCACTTCTTTTAATAAATGTGGGAACGTTACGCCATCAACGGTGATAGTTACATCATAAAATGTATATGGTCGTAAAGAAGTAAAATTACCATTTATAAAAATTGTGTTATTATAAAGAGATTCTAAAATATATGATGTTCTGTAAATATCAACAATTCTTTCTTGTTTCTTCCACACCAACTTATCCCCAAAATACCGTGCTACAATTTCTTTTCCATTTACATAAATACCTTTTCTTACCATAACTCCACCACCTATTCATAATAGTCATAAACAGTACCATCATCTTTATTGCTAATTGCATCAAAATCTGTTTTACTCCCTAACCAATATTTCACAGGTTGTCCAGTTCTCTGATTGATAATATTTTGTCCAGGACTACCATTTGCTCCTGCTGGTCCTCTTTGTCCGTCTGCTCCTCTAGCTCCATCTTGTACATTGTCTAATCGTGTACTAGCAGCGACTTTAATTCCTTGGTAAGTAACTACGATATACACTTCAAGATACCCACTACTACGTTGAGCTGAACTGAATTGAGCAATTTTTCCGTTACTTTCTGGTCGTATGCTTAATTGACTCGTCCAATTGTCACTTCCAAAGCCTCTATAAAAGAAATCTACGGTATATCCACTGGTTAATCTCACGCCATCATAGTAAACATCCGATATAATATTTAATTGACTATTAACACCGTTTCGATAGTTACCTTCAATACGAACATTTGCTGTCAATGCGTGACCACGTTCACCAGTAGGACCTGCTGGTCCTGTAGCTCCTCTTTCTCCAGTTGCACCACGTTCGCCTCTAGCTCCATCAGCACCTCTTGGACCAGGTTGTCCAGGAGGACCTTGCTCGCCTCGTTCCCCTCTATCCCCTTTCAGCGAATTTCGTTGAGCTTGACTTAAATTTTCAAACGTAACTACTCCATCACGACCAGCAGGACCTCGCTCGCCTGTAGCTCCTTGTGGTCCTCGTTCGCCTTGTGGTCCAGTCATATACTTCAAATCAGCAAAGCGATGTATACCATCTCCAGCTTTAAAGAACCCTGTGTCTTCTTCATAAACTAATTCACTGACTGCTGGAATATAATTACTATTCATCCACTGCGCACGAGTCATACGTTTGTGCTGCACTTTAGCATTTGCAATTTCTACCATTATGCTCCACCCCCATCAATAATTAAATCTGGTGTATCACTCCAACCTAACAGGATTGAATTATCTTGATTTCCATCAAAGATTTCTTTCCATTCCAGCGGTAGCGTTACATCTTCTTGAGTTTCGTTAATATTCTTAACAATTGTTTTAGTTTTGTACCAATTACTTTCGTACCGTACGTTATACACTCCAAAATAAACCATTGGCACAACTGCTCTATCAGTAGTGAAGTTGTGTTGGATAGTAGGGAATCTGTTATCTTGAGGCGCATACACTACTTTCCCTCCTGTAATTAAATAAGGAGTTCTTAATAATGTAGTTACATCTCGATGACCGTAAGGAGTACATTCAGCACTCCAACTAATGGTATATGGCTGCCCTACTTCAAAACCAGTACCATTATGACCTACTTCAATATAGTCAGTACCTAATTCAATGGTACGGTTAGGCTCTCCTGCCAATCTATTTTTGTTGTAACGAGTAATTCCATCTCCACCAATCAACTCGTTATTAATCTTGCTTAATTGAGCGTTCTTATCAATTTCATCTTGCAGTTCTTTCAACGGCTCCTTTAGCCATTTATCAAAATCTGCCTTAATCTTATCTGTATCGATTTTGCTAGCAGTTAACTTGCTGCTAATTTCTGCAGCTAATCTAGCTTTATCTTCTTCAGATAATGCTTTTGATTTTTCGATGCTGTCTTCAATAGACTCTTTCATCTTTTGGAATCGACTGTCAAATGCTCTATCTGCATTCGCTAATAAATTCGCAATTTTCTTTTCAACCTCTGCATCAGTAAAGATTGAATTTAAAATCATATCTGCAGCACCACTTACACCAGAATTAGTGGAACCACCACTACCTCCTGTACCTTTTTCATCAAAGGTAAAATCAATATATTCTTTTGCTAGTACATCGTAAGTATATCCAGTAACTTTTTTAGTCACGCTAACATCATGCAACAAGCTACTAATCGTTACAGTATCGCCAATTTGAATTTTTTGTCCGTCTAATTCGTAAGCTTCAATCTTAATAACATCCGTCATTTTATCGATCTTCTCATGTTCAAACTTAGCTCTTGCCCATTTTTCTAATTCAGCAACTGTTTTTAAATCGTTGTTGTTGTATTCAGCCTCGTTGATGTAAGGATATTGATTAATCAGTGGACTATCCACAGTAACATGAAGAACAGTATCTTCTTTAGCTCCCTCATTTTTAAACGTTGAAGTAACATGAATTCTAGTAATAATACTAGCTGTATCATTTGTACGCTCGTATTTCTTCAAATTTTGATGCGTAGTAATCACTACATTGTTATCTCTTCCTCTGCTTTGAACGATGCGTATTGAATAATTATCACGTATCAACTCGCCTTTCCATGTATTGATAATGGAATGTTCCCCATCAAATAACACTTTATACACTGTTGAGTTATCAGCGTTACTAAATGTGTGAGGCTCTGATATATCACTATCGAATGAGAAATCAGAAAATGGAGTTTTGAGTGCATTAATCATTGAGTTCAATGCTAAATTACACCCAACTCGTTCTACTCCAAACTTACCTACAATTCGTTTAAATGCATCTTCAGTGATATGAGAACAAGTAAGATTGACTGTATCGTCTAATTCAGTACGATGTTTAATTCTGAACAACTGTCTTCCGTTGTCTGGTGTATCAGTAATTATTATCTTGTCATTATCCAATAACCGATAATGTTCGCTGTCCGTGATTGGATAATCAATACTTAATACATAATCACCATTTAATGTTTCTTTTAATTCTCCTTTTTTAGCTTCATGGAGTGGAATTCCATTCCATCTAGCAGTAGTAGTAGCTTTATCTAATAAATAAATCACTACACCCACCCCCACAACGTTTCAAAAGTCATTCTTTGAATACCAGCTCCAAACACAACCCCTACATGCTGTTCTTTCGTTGGATCCAGCGTAATAAAATCGCCTGACCATTTAATTAGATTCCCAGTTTTATCTTTAAAGCTAGGATTCGCAGGATCATTAATCATTACAGCTTCTTCCCTCAAGTTTTCTAACTTGATTACTTGTCTTCCTACCGTGAATTGAGTCGTTCCGTTCCCAATCACTGTGATTTTAGGAAAGGCTAGCGCAGAACCTTGTGTTTGAATCGCTCCATTGCTATTCAAAATTTGAACATTATTTTGTTTCATATAATTCGTTGGATGACACACGAACGTAACTTCTAGCGTGTAAATTCCGTGTTCATCTCTCATTGATTCATACTTGTTAGCACGATAGCACCACCACTTAGTTAGTTTAACTTGTTCATTTTCAAGCCAAAAACCTTCCCTAGATAGTAACGCTTTAAACTCATACAAGTGTTGTTCTGTAGGTTTTACTAGATGAATAGTATATTTTCTTTCCACTACTTCTCTATGTTTGTTAGTTTGAGAAATATAACCACTAATTCCTCTATGAGAAATAAAAGTAGTTTTAGAGTCTCCAATATTGATTACTGGAGACTCTTTAACAATAATCTTATAAGGAAAAGATGAAGTACGTATTCCATCAATCGTTAATTCGTTGTGTTGGATCATACTGGTTCACCTCTCAATTCTTTCTTTCGTTTTAATTCGTAAGCTAACATGTTTGCAACTGCATTAGCTATTTTTTGAATATCACTTTCTTCTCGTACAATCACATCGCTGATATGTACATTTACTACAATTGGTTTATCTGATTCCATGTGTTCTGCAACCCCTTTACCAATTGCAGCTAAATTTTTCGAATTTAACGGCAGAACGGCTTCTGTTCCAGCTTCACCACCAACCATAAGGTTGTTTCCATTTTGTCCAAATACGGTCGGTTTTGTTAAAATACCACCTTTTGCATACCATTCAATACCAATCGATGGTAATCCTCCACTTAACCAATCCAATGGATTAGCAGAACCACTAATACTGAAGTGTGGAAGTGGAATATGCGGCCATCTAAATTCGAAGTTGAAGAAGCCTTTGATTGCTTCAATCGCATTTCCTACCATATCTTTTGCAGAATTAATGGCATTCCCAATAGATGATTTAACTCCATCCCAAACACTAGATGTGATGGACTTGATGTTTTCCCAAACTCCAGAAATGACTGTTAAAATCCCATCAAAGATTGTCTTAACATTGCTTGCCATACCATCTAAAACAGTAGCTAGTACATTCTTGATAGTTTCCCAAGCGCCTTGCCAATCTCCAGTTAAAATTTGTAAAATTGCTTTAATAATTCCTAAAATTGCATTGATAATTGTTTCTATATTCGTTTGCATCACTTGCCAAATTGTTGTTACAACTGTCAAAATAACGTTCCATGTACCTTCTAGAAATGGAGATAAGAAGTTCATCACAGTTTGAATAACATTAGAAATTGTATTCCATACATTTTCTGATGCTTGTTGAAATCTTGTTTGGTTTTCTTCCCACCAAGCTATCACAGTACCAAATATTCTTTGAATTAAGTTGGATACTTCATTCACTACAACATCAATCACAGATTGGATAGAGTTCCAAACACTATCTACCGTATCTTTCAAGCCTGGAAAAACACCATCAAGCCACTCGATAATACTTCCGAAATTCATAAATACAGCAATAGCTAATGCAATACCTGCAGCAACAGCTGCTACCGTTCCAACAATTGGTAACATTGCAGCACCAGTAGCCGTAAATGCAAACTGTATCGCAAGTACAGCAGGTAGTAATAATCCTAAAACGGCTACCACTCCACCTAAAACCACAATAAACTGTTGAACTGGTCCAGGAAGATTTTTAAACATCTCTGCCAATTGTTGAATAATTGGAATTAATACTTCCAAAATTGGCGCAATTGCTGCAGAAATAGCTCCACCAAATTCAGCCATTGCTAACTTCATAGCATTCATGGCTTGTTGCTGTCTGTCGATAGGATCTAGCGTAGCTTCAAAAGTATTTGCGACTGTACCATTAGCCTTTTCTGCAGTTTCAGACAATCCATCAAGACTAAATGCGCCACGTTGAATTGCATCAATCATTTTAGCTGCACCTTTGTTTCCAAACACTTCAGCTGCTTCAGTAAATGCAGTAGTACTATTATCTGCATTCTTAATCTTCTCAATCGTCTCACTTAACCCTTGAGATAGAGTTTTACCTTCTTTTGCATACTTAACGGTAGCTTTTGTCATTGCTGTTAAAGTTGCACTTGAGTCTACCCCAGCTTTTTCAAGTTGTCCGATTAAGGTAGCTCCTTCAGAAAACGACAATCCCAATTCTTTAATCTGTGGTGCACCTTCTGTTGCTTTTTGAAACAGCAAGTCTACAGATTGCCCTGTAGCTTGTGCTACAAATGTAACTTGGTCTAGCGTTGGAGTTAACTGACTAGCTTCAAGATTGTATACCTCCATAGCACGTTTTGCGTTGATAGTACTTGTAGTAATATCAGCACCGTTAATCTCGCTGAACTGGATCATAGTCCTAGAAGCTTCTTTTAATTCTTCGTCAGTATAGCCAAATTGAGTATTTAACTCACCGATTGCAGAACCAACCTTTTCAAAACTATCCACTGGCAAGTCAGTAGACAGTTGGTCGTAAATACTTTTCAAGCTCGCAAGTTCTTGTTCTCCAGTGATACCAGTCTTAGTAACAATGATGTCCATTCCTGCATCGACTTCACGAAATGCATCTTGTGTTTGGTGCGCAAAATCAATCACTTTCTGACCTGCTTGAGAAGCTACTTCTGCAGCTTTTTGCAGTTTTTCTTGTCCGAGTAATTGATTCGTCTTTTCTACTGAATCTTTAGCAGCAGTACCTACACCCGTTAACTTTTCTTTAACGTTATTAATACTTCCACCATCATCTAACTTGTCCAGTGCTTCTTTTAATTCATTGATATCTGCTTTTCCCTCACTAGCTTCTTTAGCCATAAGTTCTAAAGCTTTTTCCATATCTTTGCTTGAAGCTTTACCGTTCTTAATAGCGTCTGTTAGCTTGTCGCCTAAAACGTGTCTAAACTCTTCTACATCTTTCCCACTAGCTTTAAAAAATCCTGATAATCGATTAGTAGACTTCCCTAAATTCTCTTGTTCTTTATTGAGATTTGTTAGTTGAGTTTTGTAGTGAGTCAAAGTACTTTCAGTTGTTTCTAACTCACGCTTGAAAGCACGGTACTGTTCTTCACCAATTTTTCCAGCTTTGAATTGTTCTTCAACTTCTTTTTGTGCATTCTTAAGAGTTTTTAATTTTTCTTCAGTATTACCAATCTGTTTTGTTAAAACTTCTTGCTTTTGAGTGATTAATTCAATACTGGATGGATTGAACTTCAATGCCTTATCAATCTGTTTCATCTCTGTTGCTGTGTTCTTAGCAACGTTATTAACAGTCTTTAACGCTTGTTCTAATGGAGTAACATTCCCTTGGATTTCAATCGTAATCCCTTTAATATTTCCAGCCATATTCTTCTCCTTTCATCAAGATAAAAGGCTACTGTTTCCAGTAGCCTAAAATCTATCGTAATCATTTTGTGTTGCTTTTCGTGCTTTATTGCTTTCTTCCTGCCTGTTGCTGTGTAGCTTCACGTAATCCGTTTGAAAATCAATTGCACCACCAATCGTTAAGTAACGTAATTCATCAAGTGATAACCCACTTTCTTTACAACATAGAATGAATGATTCTACTGTAAATGGTTCATCACTTGCTGTGTCACTGCTGGCTTTTTTTGAGTCACCATTGAATGTTGAATTAATTCTAAAACATCACTCATGATTCCTACTGTATTTAACTCGCTGTATTCACGGTAGAAGTCCATAAAATCTGGAACATCTTTGTTAGCCGAACAAGCAAAGGTCCAAAATAATTCATAAAAAATCATCGTGTCAAACTTCTCTACTTGTTCAGCACTCATATTTTCAGGATTCAGTTCTTTCTCACCTTTGAACAACTGTACAAGCTTTAATAACTCAGCAAACATATCTTTGTTGAATTGCTTCTTGAATAAGATGACAGTGAAGGCATTGCTTTCCAATGCCAACTGTTTGTCACCTACCATAACTACTTTTCTCATGCTCTACCTCCTATGCTGGAATAGTTACAACTTGTTTAAAGAAGTTATCGTATTTTTCTTTTTCAGTATCTTTGTGTGTTTTAACTTTAACGACTTTGTCGCTCGGACGAGGACTAGCTTTGAACTCTAATTCTACTTCGTTGTAGTTAGATCCATCTTTTGTTGAGCTAGAGTCTTTAGGGCGCTTAGCTGTGCAGTATAGCAATACGTGACGAGTAGCATGCTTGTCTCCTTCGAACTGGAATAACAATGCAAATGGCTTACGTTCTGCTGCTGCAGATTCAATTACGTAATCGCCTTTCACTTCTTCGCCTAATGCATATTGACGGAATTCTGGAGTTAAGTTGTAAAACTTAAGTTTTCCAGTGTACCCCTCGTTCGATTCACTTACGAAATAATCTGAATTATCTGCTTTCAATTTGATGTCCGTTCCTTGAGGATCTAACTCAATCGAACGTGCTCCTGGTAATCGTTTAGGCGCTTCGTATGTGATTTCTCCAGTTGGTGAAACAGTTAGTGGTGCGAAATGCACTTGTTCAATACCAAAGGTTAATTTGTTTTCTTGTTTGTCTGTCATAATATCACTCCTATATTGTTAATTTATAAATTAACATATACATTCTTTCATCTTTTAAGTAAGTTTCATCGAATGTATACTGTAGTTTTAATTCTTTGAATAATTCTTCCAGTTTCATCTCAATTGTTAGATCCTTGAATTCTGAATAAACCTCAATTACTACATTTCTGTTGTCGATGTAGTTGATGTTATCCGCCAATCCGAATTCCTTTTTAGGATTGTAGTAGATGACGTAAGGAAGTTCTGGAACTTGTCCTTCTTGAAAGCTGTAGTATTGAATTGGCATTCCTAATGCTTTCAAATGCTTGTACAATTCTTGTAGCTCCATACTAACCTCCTAGTTTTTGAATAAACGCTTCTTCAATACCTTTGATAACTTTTTCTTCAATAGGCTTGATATGCTCTACTCCGTCGACTCTTCCACCGTCCCGCTTGGCATGTCCAAACTCCAGTAAGTGAGCTAGTCGGTATTCGTTTGGTTGATAGATAACCCGTTTATTCTTTTTGTCTTGCTTCACTGCCCAGTCTCCAGCATAGTCACCAGTTTTTCTTGGAGAGTTAGCTTTTAACTCTTCTACTGCTTCGTCTGCTACTTCATCAAGCGCTGATTCAATTTCTTTCTGAACATCCTCGTTGAAGTTAGATATGGCTGTTGCTAATTGACTAGCTAAATCCAAACTCATTCTTATCACCCGTCACTTCTTCACATTGAAGCTCCATCAATTCGCCTTCTTGATAGCGAAAAGCACGCTTGATTGAGTAACGTACTCCTTCGCACTCCAATAGTGATTCTCTTTGATACTCAAATGCATGAATTATGATTACGAACGTAGGCTTATATCCGAATTGGCTAGCGTAGAACATCATTGCATTTGTAATGCTGACTTCTTGTGCTAGAATAGTGTTTCGTTCGAAAGTTACAACAGGTTGTCCTAACTCATCCGTGTTGTTCACTTGTTTCTTGAGTAGTGTTATTTCCCTGTTCCACATTCTCTTTCTTCCTCACATTCTCAATTAATAAATTGTGTAATCTGTATTTCAAATGCATTGGCATTTCCGTTTGATTGTCTTTGCTGTTGTAGCGATATGCAGCATAGTCAATTAGAAAATCGATATGATCAAATCGTTCATCGTCTAGCTTGATGTTCTTTTGCTTCTCTAATTCTTCTCGAATCGATAGCAATAGATGCAGCAAAAGATTGTCTCTTGCTGACATCGTGATTCCTAACTTAGCTTTCAGTATCTCCAAGTGAGAGTTGCTTACTGTCTTCTCTATCTCCAGCATTTTCTACACTCTCCTCTTCTTCAATATTTTCTGTACCTGCTACAGCCTGGATAAAGATTGAACCTGCTCCATTATCCGTAGTAGATAACTCCTTTACTCGCTCCGCTTTTGCACGACCTGAAAAAGGATATTTATCCCCAATCAAATACAAACGACCGTCTGGAAATTCATCCGAACGGTCGTTTACATCAACGAAGCTTCTAATAACTTCGTACTTCATACTTTTTCTCCTATGCTGCATCTGTATATGTTACAAATTTACCTGCAGCTACATCAGTTTTCTTCACATCAAAACGAGTGAATACAGCTAACACTTCACCATAAATGTCGTTGTTAACCCATTTTGCAGTTGTTGCAACACGGTCAAACAATGTAACGAATGCTTTAGGATCGCCAATGAAAGCTTTCATATCTCCATCAGCTCCTAGCATTTCATCTGGAACACGGTAGATTACTTTGTTTGCGAAACGGTATCCCGTTGGAGAAGTTACATCTGGTTGTAATAGATAACGTCCAGTTTTATCTGTTACTTTATCCATTGCGTTAAACATTGAGTCAGTAACAATTAAGCTAATGTTATATACTGATTTAATTTTAGTGTTTAATACATCTTTTAATCCGTTAAAACCAATAGCATTTTCAGCAGGAGCTGTTTTTAATACTTCACAGATTGCAAAGTTCTTAGTCGCTAATTCTTGATTGTGTGCATCTTCTGCAATTAATCCCATAATGTCGTACTCTGCATCGTCAATCATTTCTTGAGATACAGCTAATGACCCACGGTAAGTTTTTACTGAATAATCAATTGGTGTTACTTTGAATTTTCCTAATTCTGGATTTTTTGCTAACTCTTCTGTTGCTACCATTTTTTGTTTAGATTTCTCAATCACACCATATTTACCAGTAGATGAATTTACTTTCACAACTTTTACTAATTCAGTTAAGTCTACTGATACTTCTGGTTTTACAGTTGGTTTTAAGACTTCAACTGGAATTAACGCTCCACCGTCAACTAATTTAACACCTTCACGTTTTTCGCCTTTTGATTTAATGTATTGGTTTAATGCATCTCGTTTTTCTACTGTTGCGTTATTCATGTTGCGTTCAGCTCCTTGTTCTGGTTTTTTTTCATTTTGTTCTTTTAATTGAGTTTTTAATTCTTCAATTTCATCTTCTAAAGCTTTTTTAGAAGTTTCTTTTTCATCTAATTCAGCTTGAATAGTATTTGATTCAGCTTCAATAGCGTTTAAATCTTCTTCTGTTTCAACTGCATCAATTGATGCAACCACTTCGTCACTACGATTTTGAAGTTCTGCAATTTTAGCGTTTAACTCATCTAAAGATTTTTGACGCATATTTAATTTGGCTTGTAATACAACTAATTTATTTTTCATATTTCAATTTCTCCTTTAGTTCTCGTTTCTTTTGTTCTAAAGAACGTTCTTTGTAATTTTGAAAATCTTTCTGTCTTGCTGCGATTTCTGTTTGTGGATAGGCTGGGAATGTACAAGGACTAATCTCCAGCAATTCCATTTCAGTGATAACTGATAGATAAGTGCCGTCAGAACGTACGCTCTCTTCACTACCTTTTATAAAGAACCCAAAGCTACATCCAGTGATGTCTCCACGCTTAATGCGTTCATAAATTCCTACCGCTGTAGGATCGTTTGGATTGATTTCTACAACGGCAAATAAGCCTACCTCATCCGAACGTAAGATTGCAGTTCCGTTTCCTGTTCGTCCTAAAACCAGTGAAGTATCATGATTGAAAAGCACTCGAACGTCTGCATTCTTAATAGCATTTTCAACAGCGCTTCTCTTAATCTTCTCGAAGCAACCTTCCCAAATTTCAGTTTCTACATCGTATTTAATGAAGTAGCCTTCGATGATTAGTTTTTGTTCTGCAGCTTCTTCTCTCGTTTCAAATTGAGTAGTAAGATACGATTCACGTTTAGTTAGATTCATCATTCTCACCACCTTTCAATTTCTTTTGGTTTCCTAAATCGTCTTGATTTAGATAGTTTTCTAAAACGATAATGTCTTGCATTTCTGGATCTGGAGCTAATCCAATCCAGTCCCTTAACTCGTTTCTTCTTAATGCAGCTAATTGCACCATTTGACTTCCAGCACTCACTAATTCCGTAATGTTGTACGAATAGAGTGAACGTGGATTCAACTTGAAGTATCGTGACGGACTAATTAGCAAGTCTCTCGTGAGTGTTTGAGATATGATTTGAGCGATGGATAAGATTCTTGTGTTAATGAAGTTGTTATATTCATCTTTGTTGAATGACCCAACGCCCAAGAAAAAAGCAGGTACTCCAATAAGTCCTGCTACAGTCTTTTTATCTATCTCTACTGATTCATTAATTGCAATATCCTTTAAGGACAACGGCTTGACTTGAACAACATCCATCATTTCTGCAGGAATAATCCAAGGTTCTCCAGCTTTAGAAGTCTCAAGATATTGTTTCATGATTGCCTTTCGTCCTTCTTCTTCCGCTAATTCTCCTGCATCAGCATGGACTTTAACGACTAAAGAAGGTACGTTCTTACTTCTCATAAAATTGCTTTTTGTTTGAGTTGCTTGATTCAAATTCTTAGCAATCTCTCTTAATGCAACTCTATATCCAGTACCAATGTACGGTCGTAGTGGATTAGGATTAATCACAAAGTGAATGACTTCATCCACTTGATACTTCATATTGTTGTATTCAATATGATAGCCATCATCATCATCAATAAATTGAACGCTTGTCATAGGGAATGGAGTTAACTCTCCAATCAATCCAGTATCACCAAGTGTTCCTACATGAATAACAGAATTACCGTCACCGTCAAGTAGTAAATCTTTTACAATCTTGTACAGCCAAGTTTTTCGAGTCATGTACTTGCACGGCTCGATATCAATCTTTCTTGCTAATTCATCTCGTATACGAACATCACCTTGTTCTGTATTCTCCATTAAATGAATAGTCATGTTTGATACCAGGTCTGCTATCTTATCAACAGCAATCAAAATATCTGGATGCTTGTTCAATGGAATATACGAGTCTTCAGCAATCAGTGATTCAAATTGTTTTGATGAATCCAGGAATTTGATAGCTGAATTAGCAGAACGCTTCTTGAACATATCTAATAACCCCATCTTAATCTCCTTTCAAATTAAAGAATTGTTTCGCAGTATCAGAAAATCCACCATTCTCTTCAAGCATTTGTACAGTAGCGAATACTGCAGCATCGAATATATCAATACGTTGAGTACCACCGTCACCATCCACTTTTTCGTATTGGATCATGTCATCTGTTTTTTCAATTGCTCGAACATTCCCCACACAGTATTCAAATGCTTCACTATGCAAGTAGTACAATTCTTTGTTTTTTGCTTTTACTTCAATATGTCTAAACCCTTCAGACTTTTTCCAGAAATATTGCGGTTGGTCTTTCATTGAGAATTTATTCTTTTTCATTTTTAAGAAGAACTCTCGTCCAAACTTCTTATCAAATCCAACTCTAGAAATTTTGAATCCCATATTTCTCATTTTGATAAACCACTTAACAATATCGTCATACAACACGGTTGTAGTATTACTCATCGTCAACCAGCCGTCTTCTTTCCAACCGAACAATGGAATACCATCGTCATTGGCTTTCTTGTGAGCTGCTGCAACTGGAAAGAATGCGTGTGGAATAATGATGTCAATCGTTTTATCTTCCACTTTGTATTGCCCCACTAATGCAGCTGCCGTTAAGTCGTGCAGTTTGGACAAGTCAGCACCTCCATACCATTTGATTGGTAACTTAGCTAACTCTTCTAGAGTCCAGTCGAAGTTCTCATCACTAGCAATAAACTCATCTACGTTGAAGTATGCGTTCATTGAGTTGGTGAAGATGTTCAGTGTCTTATTAAAGAACTCCATTCGAGTCTGTGGATCGTTCATAGCCATTTCTGCCTCTGCTCGTAACTCTTGAAGCGTTACAGTCACTCCACACGATGGATTAGCCATCATCAGTGTTTTGTCATCCATGTAGTCGATAGGCATTCCTTCTTTGTCTTGATTAGCCTTGCAGATAAAGATAAATAATTCTTCATTATCGATACTCTGTTCAAGTACCTTTCTACAATACTTAATCCTGTTAGCAAGGAATCCGTTTGGGATATCGCCTGCCGTACTGATAATGAACAGCAACTTATTTCTATAAGCCGTCATGGTCTTTTTCATCAAGCCGTATTTCTTCGAGTTTCTCATAGTATGAGCTTCGTCCAGAATGATGAAGTTACCATTCAATGCATCAAGTCGAGTTTCATCGTTTGCTAATGCACGTACAAAAAAAGAACCTTCGCTACCGAAATCTCCAGTAATCGAATGTTCTGAATTGTTGTTTTTGATTCTAATGTTCTTATCTTTCCAACGCTCCACATTGTATTGAATGAAGCCAAAAGCTTCCAACGCTTGCTGCACACTGGTTGCGACAATGTAGCATTTTGAAGCACTCTTCATTTCAAGCAACGACTTACACAAAGCAAGTCCAGCAGTGAAGGCTGTTTTGCCTTGTTTCCGTGGAATGAAAATCAATGTTTCTTTAAACCTTGTCTCAATCGTTCCTGTTTTATAAAATCCAAACAGATTGACAACGATAAACATCTGCCACTCTTGTAGTTCCAGTGGTGTATCTCTTAAACTCACTGCCTCAACGTTCTCGCCTTGATAGTGGACAATCACATTTTCAATAAACTTCACTGCCATATTAATAACAGGTTCATTTAAGTAATATGCAGGATTGTCGATATCTCTCATAAACCGTTTAGCTTCGAGTACTTTCTCTTCACAGGCTGGAGTCTTTCCATCGATAATACCAGTAGCGTACTTAATCGCTCGTTTTACATACTCATTCATTTCATACCTCCTAGTCGATTCATAATGTCTAGGATCGTACCGCCTGTATCTTGTGCAATCACTTCGCCTAAAGCTTTAGGATTGAGCATGAGTTTATCAGAATATGACAGGATATCTTTTCTCAAAGTTTCCATGACGTTTATAAGAGGCAACTTCCGCAAGTTTTCTGCTCCAGCTTTATTCACGTACAAATCCGCAACTTTATATCCGTTTGCTGCATGCTCTTCCTCATACAAAATATATTGATAAAGCATGTTAGCATAGATGTTTATCAAGTGGTCGAATTCTTTACGATACGTTCCCAACGACTTCATGTTCTTAACAGTTGCTTTTCTAATGTAGTTTGCTGTAATTGGTCTTGCCAAAAACTTACCTCCTTTCTCAAAATCGCTTAGATTTTATCCCCTTTTACTAAAATTACCTCGCAGTTGGAAAAAGTTCCCTCTCCTCGGTCTCCCAGGCACTCAAAAAAAATTTTTCGAGGTGGGGGGATAAAAATTTTTTTCAAAAAATTTTTTTTGACGAATAAAATTTTTCAAATTCTTTTTTTCTTTTCGCTTGCCATTTTTTTCCTTTTCTCGTTATCTTATTATCTACTCGATTATGCATCTTATTGTGTTCGTGAATCGATAACGAGATACAGTTCCAACTGACAAACTCCAGTTCAGGATATTCGCTAACAGGAAAGATATGATGAACCACAACTGCTGCAACTTTTTTTCCGTATCGCAATGACTCTTGGCAAAGAAACTTATCACGAACCATTATGCTGATTCGAAAATTTCTCCAGCGTTTAGTTCTTAAAGTTTTTCTAGTCAAACCCTTCCCTCTCTTTCGGAATATTTCCCTCTGAATCTATTATATCTTATATTGTGTTAGATTCGCTTTTCCTTAATTATCGTTGATATATCAACATTATTTTTTAATTAACAAATCGAATCCACGTTTCGCTCAATATGTTAGATTCGTTTCTACAATCCAAAGTTAGACATAGCTTTATCTTGCTGATCCTGTTTAATTCCAATATATCTTAATGTTATCGCTGGACTTGCGTGATTAAACAATTCCATCAACATTGCTACATCTTTTGATTTCTTATATTGATGATATCCAAAAGTTTTTCTCATTGTATGAGTTCCAACATTTGCAATTCCTAAATCGTCTGCAGCTAATTTAATAATGTAATATGCATGCGCTCTAGAAATTGGTCTGTTCTTTCCTTTTCTACTTTGAAACAAATAATGATGAAGTGGTTTCCCTTTTATATACTCTCGCATTTCTCTCTTTAAAGGTTTCGTCATTTTTCTTTTCAAAGGCTTTCCAGTCTTTAGTTCTTTTGTTTGGATATACCAGCCTTGAACATCTTTCACTCGGAGTTTTACAATATCACTGATTCTTAATCCAGAATTGATTCCTAACATAAAAATCATGTAATTACGTTCATCCCATTTTTTAAGATATTCTTTCATAGCTTCGATATCTTCTATTTCTCTAATTGGTTCTACAAAATTCATTTCCATTCCTTCTTTCTTAAAATAAAAACCCCTCCACGATTTGTGGAGAGGAAAAATAAAAAGGAGGTTTGACAATTCCGTTCGATTGTCGATGTACGTCGTTGTGTATCTCATGCGTTAAATACACAAAACAATTTCAGAGTATGGCAGTCTGAAATTGTTTTCTGTATGTAGAGTTGTTAGATTTAATAATTGGGAGATTACTTTTCTGTACACAAACTCTACAATACACATTTTAGCTTTTTAGCAAATTAAAAAACTACAATCTTTTTGTTGTAAAAAATACAAGCATTTTATCTTAAAAAATACATTTTCATTTATACTTATCTACTTTAAGTGAATATGCAAATAATTCTAAAGCTTCTCTTCTTAAATCTCGTATTGATGATTCGCTGTAGTTTAAATCCATTCCTACTTTAGTATCAGATTCATTTTTAAAGAAACAACGAATTACAATTACTCTGTATTTCTCACTCAATGAGTTCACCGCATTATCAACGTATTCAACAAATTTAGCAAACTTAGCTCCATGCTCCATTGAGTATAATGCAGCTCTTTCTGTGCTAGAGTGGAACTGGTTGGTATTTGATGGAGGAACTATGCTGTAGCTTGGTGTGATTTTAGGATACGAATTCAAATATAGTTTATTCATTGCTCGTTTGTATGTGGCAATCACCTTGTATACTTCTCGTTTAGTGTTCATATAATCAAATTCTGGAATATCCAATAATTCAAAATTATCCATTTAGTTCCTCCTTAATGTTTTACTTTAATAAATCGTTTAATTTGTCAGGTTGAAAACCGCAAAATGCAAAATCAAAACTCTGATTGATAGCTACAACTGGTAATGCAAAGAAACCATGTTGTTTCAAAACTTCTAATGCTTCTGGTTCTTCAGATACATCTACATTTTTAAATGGAATATTGTGTTCTGTTAAAAATTGTTTTGTAAATTTGCAAGGCATGCAATCTGGTCTACTGTAAACTGTTATCATTCTGTCACCTCTTCCAAATCAATCGTTGGGTCAATTTCATCAG